AATGATACTTCTCCGGTACTAAGACCGTCATTTGTGTGTGTGTTCTATATGGTTAGACATGCATTCATTTGCTTAGTGCTGAGAGATTCTCGTAATTGGTATCATTCTCTCCCAGTTTGGCTCGTCTAAGATCTTTAGCCAGTCAAACTTTACTCCTCCGTGAAGGACGAAGGTAACTTTCCTAGGTGCATAGAGCTTGGCATTGTGCATGAATACTTTAAACGCCGATGTGTTTGGAGATTCGTCGACCAGTTCGTTAACAGAACGAGTTCGGAAGATGACGTCCCAAACCATGACGCTTATAAGCTTGCCCCAGTTCTCCTCTTCCGCCTCCGTTGGAACAATCAGAGGGATTTCTCCGAGTTTGAAAATTTCTTTCATACTCTTTGAGATTATCTCCCAGATTTTCCACGAAGCCGTTGGGGGAACTGTCGCAAACTTCTTCTTACCAAGAAGAGCATTCAAAGCACATTTCAAGTCCAGAGCAGATGGCAGGAATCCTTCCTCAATCTCGTGTACTGCACCGGCAAACCAGACTCGATTCATATCTTCTGGTTGTAATGGTGATTCGAAGAGCGCCAATCGATCTCGATAGTTCTTCATCGCTATTCTTAATTCATCTTCTAAAAGCCATCTTCCTGCGATCTTCGCCATGATGGGGAGACCTAGACCACCGAGCCACTTGGGCATCCAGAAGGGGACCTTTGGTCCTTTCTTTCCGATCTTAAGGTTAGCCTTATTATTGTTAAGATACTTCTTGTAGACCTCTTCGCGGAGTGCGTAGGGGCAGCTACGGATCAATTCCTTTGCTGTCGCTCCCACGTCTGTGACCTCGTCTGAGTCCAATACGCTCCGTCCTAGGCCTGATCTCTTTAATCCAAACAGTAATCCCAGATTTACGTAGTCCGCCTTCTGTATGATACCTCCACTCACGAAGAAATTCGTGCTGTTGATATTCATAATGGTGGGGTGGTAGTAGTATTTGCCGAGACTTGGTTCAAGTCCGACTAATCGTGCTATCGCTTCCCAGGCGATCCTATGGAATCTGTCATTCTTTGTTTGAAAGAGGAGATCATCTCCGTTGATGAAACCTTTTAGATGAATTAATTGTTTAAACCTTCCGTTCCTGGTGACCTCTGTGTGAGCCAAGAGCACTGCTGCATTGATAATGCACAGAATGGGAAAACTGACGATACTACCCATCAGTTGTCCGTGACGCTGAGGTAATTCTTCATTACCACTCAAAAAGATATGTTGAGTTAGAGCTCTCTTGAAGAGTTTTCTCTCATCATCGTTGAGTTGCAGACAGTCTGCAATCGCGTCAGCTGCTACTTCTGATGCCCAAGGTGCTACTTTGTCCGTTGCTGCGGAATAGTCGGCCGATACGTACTGCAGCCCTTCATTGAAGGGCAGCTCTTTATTGAGCATTTCTGCAGTTACCGGTGTTCCGATTAATCTAAACAGCTTATGACGTCGTAGTACTGTGTGCATCTTCTTTTGTAGCGGTTTGAGGGCCATGTAAGTCATGGGGGGACCCTTACTGATCACTCTGATCTTTAAGGCTTCAGGGAGTGCGACTGGTGCAACCAGCGGCTTCTCATTCAACGCTTCGGCAACTAGCCGATAGTAGAAAGTTTCGTACTTTCGCGATGAATCCTCCTT